TTACTGATTGTCTTTCATCGTAGTATCCGATAGTAGCATACTACAAATCATTTCACTAGCTTCTTTATCTTGCTGCGGAAGGGCGTGTGTGTACCTGTTTAACGTGATGGATACAGATGCGTGACCTAGGCGAGTAGAGACGGTCTTGATGTTCACACCTGCCATGATAAGAAGGGTGGCATGGGTGTGTCTTAGATCGTGGAAGTGAAGTGGTTTGTCTATGCTACTTACTTTCTTTAGCACACTAAAGTAGTACTGTATATCACTATTAGCAATTAAAGTCTCATTCTTAGTGTGAAAGACAAAACTGTTTTCATCTTTATGGGGAAGAGCCTGTAGTATCTCAATGAGTGATGTAGACACATGTATTCTCCTTACAGAAGCACGTGTCTTAGGCGTTGTGAGAGTTGCCCCTTTCCCTGCACTGTCTTCTACACTGGCTTTTATATAGATGGTGTCTTTACCCAGTGCTTTGTACTGTAAGGCACGCAGCTCTCCTTTCCTCATTCCTGTCTCTAAGGCAGTACGTATCAGAGGGTAGAACCATATGGGAGCTTTCATCTCCTTAGCTTTTAATAGAACATTCGTACTCTCTTCTTTCGTTAAGACATGCATTTCTGTCACAGTATGATCTACCTGTGCCTTGATACGCATGCTGTCTTCTACAGGATTCTCTATAATGAGTTTTTCTTTTCTTGCCCCTTCAAAGATACTTCGCAATAGGGCGTGTCTTCCTCGTACAGTGGCAGGGGAGAGTGTCTGGAGCAATGTTAGAAGCAACGTGTTGACGTCTGAAACTGTTATGTCTTTCATTACTTTGTTGCCAAAATCAAGACACTGCATATTACTCTCATAGTTCCTGTATGTTTGTGGTTTCAGTGTTGTCTTTTTCATCATTAACCATCGTTCACTGTACTGTTTGAATGTAAGGGGAGCTGCTAATGGATTGATCTTCCCTGCATTTACTTTGTACTGATACTCAGTGATCTTTGCTTGGACTTCTTTCCTTGTCTTTCCTGTAAAGGTCTTGGTGAGCCGTTTGTTCTTCTTTGTAATTGGATCTAGTTGATATCCAATGGTGATGATGCCTTTGAATTTTCCATCTCCGTATGGTGTGATACTTCCTTGCCCTCGTGGTGCCCTTTGTCTTTTCATGATGTTGTTCCTCCTTCTTAAAACAAAAAATTGTAAAAATTGTGAAAGGGTATTCATTAAAATTGCCCTGGCTGTTTTCCCCCGTACCCTCCACGCGCTCGCCGTTATCGCCGGGGAGCAGCGGAATGTATTAGTATAATATTATTATACTTATACGGAACAGGGAGGGCAAGCCCTGTTTGCCTATATATGTACTTGTAAGATTTAATCTCTTACTACTAACGTGCTACCAGCGAGCCATGGTTGACAATCATGATACCCTACGGGGGGTATGGTATACTATGCGAACAAAATTTCTCCAAAAAGAATTTCAAATTTGGGGTTGATTTTGGGAGTACATCGTGATACAATATGGACAGTCAAGGATGACACGGACGGAACGCCGCAAGGCCCACCGCCCCCATTCTGAAAATGCTATCTGTAGAACATGTACGGATAGCGTGGTGGAAGAACTCATAGCACCGCACATTGCGAACGCGACTGGCGACAGACTCACGGCGGAATGATAAGACGACAGAGAGAACCAGAGGAAAAATCTTCTTGACAATGGGAGTACAAAGTGATACAATGTATTCCAGTGAACGACCTTGACGGTGGATAGGTAAGCCGTTAGCCCGTGAACAAGGCTATAAATAACGAACAGGCGGTTAGTAGTAACCGACCGGGAAGGGGCATGGGATGCATCAGCCGACTAAAACGACCCTTGAGTCTCTAGCCTACAGACTTATAAATAGAAGGCACGGATGACGTCACGGGATACGGGGAATCCCTCTCATATCGTGACAACGGCGGCGGCGTCCAATGTTCTTTGAAATACGTCACCGCGAAAAGACAAAAAAAACGTGCTGACGGGATGAATAGCTGAAAAATGCGACGGGTGAAATTACTGGACGTGTCTAGTATGAATTCACACCCTACGAAAAAAAGAAAGTCATCGGGAAAAGCGGTGGCAACGTCACCATGAGAATACACATGGCAAAGTCTTGTGAGTACCTGGCGATATACTGCCGGGCGGAGTAGTGGACAGTCTATTTGAGTGCTGAAAATACTTGTCTAGCAAGGTATCTTGTGATGACACGGAAGATAGGCGCAAGGATGATAGGTGGTGTAGGTGAAACGTAGGGAAAGCAAGCATGTATTCAGTCTCTAAACCATTGTACTGAACAGTGGCATTTCAACCATCAAGAGATAGTAAAGCAAATTTTTTTTTGTTAAGCATGTACGCACAAAGCGTTACATGCTAGAAAGGAAGAAAAATCATGTTTGAATTTCACTACAAATTTAACGGACATACACGGGCGAACGCTGAATATATCAACGTTAATCTTGAGGATGAATATATCCTCAAGAGCTACAGTACAAGAGTTGCTTTTCTGAAAATGCATGATGATGAGCGCTGGTCTCTGTTTATCAAAGGCAAGTATTTCAAAACCACCATCAAACACATTGGATGGTTCATGAAATTGGTCTCTAAAGAGACTGGCTATCCGGTTAGTTATCATGACGTCAAGGACGCCATTGGCAATTCAGTAGTTTACATTAGTAAAACAGAGGGTATCACGTTCAGCCCTTACAAGGAATAAGCGGTATCAAGCTGTGTCTTATAGCCTCTTGATAGGTTCAAGAGGCGCAAATTATCAAGGAGGAATAACATCATGGAAAGAAAAGAAATCACGGCATGGGGCATGAACACCTGGACTAAAGATCATGGGCTGATCATGTTTGATGAATTTGCAATCGGCAGGATTAAAGGAAGCATTTCAAATTTCATAGCAATGCAAGAAGGTTATGAACACGGTGCATGGGAATGTATTGACATCAAAATTCTTGAAAAATTCAGTAGTTACGATGCACCTGAGATTGCACAAGGTGATGTGTGCTTTTATGCAGGACGCACACTCAAGGCGCGTTGTGACTATGCAGGGGACTTAGTAGCATACTGCTTTGATGATATTACCCATATCGACCACTTGGACGCCGCTTATAAATTGAAACTGGTGCTTGTGAAGAAAAGCAAGTAAAAAGTCGAAACTAGACACACAAGAGAGGGTGTGTCTAGTCAACGTGAGATAGCTGCCCACGTTCTGATGAGACAAGCTACAGGATTAAAAGAAAGGACGGAATTATTATGACGGTAGTTGATGAAATGAATTTTAACGACATTTTTCGCACGGCATGGGGCGGTGCTGTAGATACGGCAGAACGTATCGAAAGAGAGGGCAAAGGGGATGCATTTTGTGCCATGATGGAAGAACTTTATCCAGAGGGAATTGACAGAACGGCACTGAACGATATCATGTGGTTCGATGCGGACTGGATTTTTGAGACGTTAGGTATTACAGAAGATGAAGAAGAAGAAGAGGAGGAGGATTAACATGCTTAAATGGTTCAACATTGAAAAAAGTAAGCACACAACAAAAAATTACACAGTATGGGTAGACACAAACAGGGACAATGTGTTAACAGAATATGAGATGTACTCATATAAAACCATTGTGATTAAAGGTACATTAGATGCGCTAGAGATTACAGGGCTCTATAGCACAACAACACGCAGACACATCCGCTGGTTTATGGATGAACACAGTACAACGTACATCCCCTTTGAGCTTGCCAAATTAGCAGCGTCAAATAAAGACTATCGCCTTGACATCCGATTAGGGCATGTATGGGACAGCAAAACAGGGGAAATCATCGCATAAAGACATTAAGAAGGGTGTGTCTTAAATTTTTGGTAAGTGCGGATGTACAAAATGATACATCCGCACAGAAAGGAAGGGATAATTATGAGTAAGTTTGCAATCTTAGCATTAGTAGCTATTCGTGCTGAGGGGGATAACTACTATTCATTCCTTTTGACAGTATTCAATCGACATCCTGAATTGCTTAGAAAATTAGAAGGGATGTCTATGGATGAAGTATTAACAACAATTCATAAGGGGGTACTCTAAAATGAGGAAAGTCATACAGAAAGTTTACAAATTTGAAGAATTGTCTACAGAAGTACAGACAAAAGTAGTTGATAAATATAGATACATGTATGTAGAATCTGTTGATTGGTGGAATTACACATGTGAAGATTTCATGTACACCCTGCTTCATGAATATGGGTTTAATGCAGATGAAAATAGTGTGTCTTTTTCTCTGTATGACGCTGAAAAAGATGCAGGATTTACTGGAACATTCGATATCATTGAGTATGCAATCAAGATAGCAAAGCATTTTGATACTGAGGATCACATTTCCGATGACGTACTTGATGAAATCAGAAAGTATGGTGAAGTTCGTGTAGCGAAGTATTCATGGATTAGTTCTAATCCACGTTCGTGGAATACCTACATTGAATTACTGATTGATGGCATTCCTATGGAAGAAGATGAGAAGTACGCCTATTTCATTGATGCCCTTGAAGAATGGAGAAAAGAAGAATGTCAGCACCTTTATGAAAATGCACAAGATGATTATGAATACTATACGTGTGATAACTACATTCGTACAGAATTAGAAGAAGGGAACTATGAGTTCCTGGCAGATGGAACGGATTTTTAGACAAGGAAGGATGATAATCATGTTAGATACAGATAGCTTTGATTTTACGCTCCCATTCAGTGGGGCTAGGGTAAGAACGGACAAGGAAGGGGAATACATGACTGTCTATCTTCCGCATGAACGTATCGGACTGGATGATGATGCTACCTACACCATCTCTATTGATGATTGGGAAGCAGACAGGATTATCACGTTACTACATAAACTTATGCATATGATGGCAATACAGATTGAAGCAGCATTTGTTTATGATGACGTAACAGAAGCAGGTATTTTTGATTCCATTGTCTTAGCAAAGGCAGGGCTGATCGGATGGGTGCAGAAAGAAAGGAATGAGAGCTACGCCTATATCAGAAACCCCGCAGAATTAGCAACCTTCCTTATCGAAAAAGGTGCATTCAAAGATGTACCGCCTATGTTCCTTGATTGTATCGACAACGAAGAATTAGGAAATAAGCTGATGGATGGAGACACACTGTACTTGCTTGAGACAGGTGTAGATGGGTTTACTGAACATATCCATAAGTATGATGGATGTTATTATGAATATGGCAGTAGGATTTTGTACGAAATAGACAAGTAAGCTAATTGTGGCACATAGAGAGAGAGAACATTTTTCGTTCTCTCTTTTTCTTATGTGTTTTTTTTTCAGAGAAGAGAAAGGACGAATACCATGGACTATGAAAACATCACTCTCAAAGATGAACTTGAACTGGAAAGGCGTGCAAAGACACTGGCAGAAGAAGCAGCACGGCGTGTCTTAGAGAACAGCTGTGCAAAAGGTGTGACAACGGAAACTCAGGTTGGAAAAGGAATGCTGAACTATGCTTATGACAAGTTCAGCTCGAGTGTTAAGGACTTTGTAGAGTATGAATTAACACCTAAAAGAGGGGTACAGGCAGCATATCATGACATTCTTATGCAGATGAATAACGTCTATGAAGATAAAGTTCATTTGATCGCCGTCCTTTCTCTCAGCACCATTTCCTGCACTTTGAATTGTATTTTCAAGAAAAAGAATGAAATGAATGACATTATCGCACAAATTGGCAATGCGATTGAGACAGACACAAGTTATCAAGCATATGTTAAAAGTCAGCCTGATAACTTGAAAGAGTTTGAGACTGGATTGAAAAAGAGAGTAAACGAACATTTCAAAGTTTACTTTCTGAAGCACAAGTGCATGCCAGAAGCAGGGTTTGTATGGAACGCATGGGACAGTTCTGCACGTCAGAAGCTCGCAGCAAAGTTGATGGAATGCTTAGTAAAAGACACAAACTTATTTGAAGTCGTACAGCAGAACCATGGTAAGGGCAAGAATAGTATGGACAGAGTTCTTCCTACGCAGCTTTTCATTGACGTATGGAATATCAATGAAAGCGTTTTCATGGATAATGCTTTTCATGCTATTCCTACTATTCTTCCACCTCTTGAGTGGAAAGACTACAATCATGGTGGATACTACAGCGAGCTTAGCAAGTATTTCAAACTGTTAAGATTACATAGAAATAAGACAATCTTTTTTCAGACATACATGAACAGATTGAAACAGGCAGATCTTGCCCATGTTTTACGTGCAATCAATGCAGTACAGGCAACACCATGGAAAATCAACACTAAAGTTCTTGATGTTGTAAAAACTATTATCAAGAATGGTGGAGATTTAGCAGGTATTCCAAAGTTTCAGCCTTACGACAAGTTGCCTAGATTAGAGGGCGATTATACAGAGGATGAACTGAAAGAACACAAGAAGTTAGCAGTGGAGTTAATTCATCGTGAGAACTCTCGCAAAGGGAAGGCACTGAGATGTTTGTCTATGATTGCGATAGCTAAAGAGTATGCTCCATATAAGCGTATCTATTTTCCATGCAACATGGATTTCAGAGGGCGTGTCTATCCTATCCCGTCTTTCTCATTTCAAGGGGATGATTTGACAAAAGGACTTTTATTGTTGGCAGACACCCCTGCAGCAACGAGCGAAAAGGCAGAATACTGGATGCGTGTTGCAGGCTGTGAATTTTACGGCAATGATAAGGTGTCTTTTGACGATCAGATTCAGTGGACGAAAGACAATGAAGAAGCTATCTTGTCTGTAACGGCTGATCCCTTAGGAAAAGACAAGGGATTTTGGGCAAATTCAGACTGCCCGATAGAGTTCTTAGGATGGTGTTTTGAGTTCAGAGACATGCTTGATTACAAAGACAAGCACAATGGTTCTATAGTCGGGTGGTCATGCGGTATCCCTGTAGCATTCGATGGGACATGCTCTGGATTGCAGCATTTTTCCGCAGCTCTTAGGGATGAGATTGGGGGAAAATCAGTCAATCTGATTCCAGGTGATAAACCTAGAGATATATACGGTGAAGTCGCTGAAAAAGTGAACATTGTACTTAGAGAAAACGCCGTAAACGGTACTTCTGACACCTATATCACCAACAAATTTGGGGAGAAAACGATGAAATGGGGGACAAAAACCTTAGCACAGCAGTGGTTAGCATTTGGCGTGAACAGAAAAGTGACAAAAAGGTGCGTCATGACCCTTGCGTATGGTGCTAAACAGTTCGGATTCAAAGAGCAGATTTTAGAAGATACTCTAAATGAAGTGTATGGAACTGACAAAGGAAGCATGTTTACGGCAGAGAAGAATGCTTTAGCACTTTATCTTGCTAAACTAATTTGGATGGCAGCGTCTCAAACAGTCGTTAAAGCGTTTGCAGGAATGGAGTGGTTACAGAAAGTGTCTAATGTCATTTGCAAAGAAGGGGATGTCGTGACATGGACAACACCAATGGGCTTGCCGATTCAGCAGAACTACATGGAAATAGCTGTCAAGAAGGTTAAAATGCGATTCCTGAATGTTACTAAGAACTTTTATGTTCCTGAAGTAACAGGGAATATTGCAAAGAGAAAGCAGTCACAAGGGATTGCTCCTAACTTTATTCATTCCATGGATGCTAGTCATCTCCAGTTGTCTATCAACATGTGTCTTGACAAAGGGATTCATCATTTCAGCATGATCCATGATTCCTATGCGACATCACCTGCACAGGCAGACACACTCTTTCACACTGTCAGAGAAGCATTCGTGAAGATGTATGAAGAGAATGATGTACTTTTGAACTTCTATGAAGAAATGAAGACTTCTGTATCTGAAGAAGATGTAGACATGCCAAAGCCACCAAAGAAAGGGAGATTAGACATTAGACAGGTACTTGATAGTCTTTATGTTTTCCATCGATGTACGCACATATTGACACATTGAAATACATATGCTACAATAATTGTGTTCCAATGTTGTTTAAGGAGGAAAATATGCAGAAAATTGAGGAGAAAGATAACAAAGAGGTATCTATTAACGTTAGGGTTAATGACAAAGACAAGCGTATCTTTTATCAGATTTGTGAACAAATGGGGATGACACCCTCCAAAGTTGTAAGAAAACTGCTAGAAGAATTTTGTGAAAACAATGCAGGAAAGAAGAATTTATTATGAAAGGAGAACATGATGGAAGACGATTCATATAAAAATGTGCGAATAAAAATTAGACTAACCTTGACGGAGAAAGAACGCTTATATGATACATGTATGCGATGTGGTGTCAAACCTTCACAAGTATTAAGAGATCTGATTCATACTTTTTGCATCAAGAACAAAGATAAATTGAATAAAATGTAATTGTGGTACATAACCAAATTTTAATTGTGGCACGTAGAAGGGGAAGAGAGATACTTAAAGTATTCTCTTAGATACCTAGTGATGCACTTAAATTGTTAATTGTTAATTGTTCCCATATAAATAATACCTATAGTTTAATCCTATAGATATTACTTATATGGGAACTTTTTTATTGTTTTTAATTATCATTATCATTATTAAAATCCTGATTTTTAATTGTGGCACAAAACAGAGGAAAGATACCATTTCTGTTTTGTCTTTCCTAAACAAGGTGTGTCTATCAACAAAAGGAGGGGGTGTCTATTGAGAGTTGTAATATCAAATGAACTTGAGTGGAAGAAATACACCAATCAAGTCAGAAACAAAACATGCTTATGGAAGTGCTGGGAATGTGGGAAGTTGTTTCATCCGTACAAAGGATTTGAATCAACTTCCCATTTTTGTTGTGTTGATTGTTCAAACAAATACTGGGACAGAGAGCAAGAACAAGGAATAAGACACTGTAGGTATTGCAGCAAGCCATATAAACCGAGTGTGTCTACATACGGAAATGTCTACAAGCTCTGCTGTTCGGACTGTACAGCTATTGTGACGAAGATCAATTACAAATTAGTTGATTGGCAAAAGGAGAAATTCAAAAATGGAAGATTTTACAAAAAGAAGGTAAGAGAAATCAAGATATGACAGACAGACGGATTATTTTGGACTTGTGCGGAGGAACTGGATCATGGTCTAAACCGTATCAAGAAGCAGGGTATGATGTACGTATTATCACTTTGCCGGACTACGATGTAAGAACTTATATTCCACCTGACAATGTTTACGGGATCCTTGCAGCACCTCCATGTACAGAATTTTCACTTCTAAATTGTAAAGCTGAACCACGAAAACGTGATGAAGCAGCAGGAATGGAAATTGTAAACGCTTGTTTGCAAATCATCAATCAGTGCAATCCGCATTTTTGGGCATTGGAAAATCCACGAGGGCATTTGAGGAAATATCTTGGTATGCCAAAGTTGAATTTCCAGCCGTGGTTTTATGGTGATCCGTGGACGAAAGCCACGGATATTTGGGGGAATTTCAATATTCCAAAAAGGAAATTTGAAAGCTGGGATGATGTTCCAAAGATTGATTTATACACTAGACGAAACAGGAGTAAGCCTAATTTTGCATATTTACACAAAAGTGCATGGAACAAAATTCCGCAGCTACAATTCCATAAGCCAGAAACAGATGCAGAATTTAGGGCAATGACACCCCCTGGATTTGCAAAAGCATTCTTTGAAGCAAATAGATGAAAGGAGTAGATAGTAAATGGCTGAATCTAAATTCAAAGTAGGAGATAGGGTGCATTTTGTAACTCGTGACTATGGAACGATCACAAAGATTGCTCAGAGTGAGACTGAAAATTATCCTATTGAAGTCAGATGGGATAAAACTAATGCGGTTTCCACCTTTACTAAAGATGGGTATGTATGGAACTGTCATACCGATAATGCTCCGCACTTGACTGTAGTTGATAAAGCAAAAGGAGAAACAGAAATGGGTAAGATCGCTGGGCAGCCAGAAGAGGACGAAGGAGTGGTCGAGCGGATGGAAGATGCACTTTCTAAGAAGGTCGATGATGCCATTAACCCCTCTCATTACAAGGTTGAAGGTCTTCCAGAAGCTATTGACATTATCAATCATTTGATGCATAGGGAGCAGTACGAAGGCTTCCTTTGGGGCAATATCTTGAAGTATACCTACAGATTTGGTCGTAAAGGTGACAAAGCAGAAACTGCCGGAAAGATCGCATGGTATGCTACTCAGCTGAAAGAATTAGAGGAGGAGAAACGCAAATGAAACTTAAAGACTTCTTAAAGTACATTCCAGACAACTGTGAAGTGGGTCTTCTCTCATTGTCTAGGACTATTTATATATCTTACGGTCTTATGGATGAAGCTATTGATAGGATGGCATACAAATACAAACTTGTTAGAGATCAGATTCTGAACATGGATGTAGCACATGTATATGCTGGTGTCTGTGTTGAATCTTACAATATAGAGTATCTGTCAAATTCTGCCTATCCGATTGACCTGTTTCCTAAACTCATCATTGAACTTGAATAAAGGAGGAAGAACTATGAGAATTACAAATCTTCAGGTCTATGATATGAACAACTCTATTAGAGCTTCTGGTTATCCAATGAAAGCCTTTTTGGACTTTGATGCCCAGCACCGTTACATTGACGATCTTGACTGGAAGCGAGCTGTTTCATTAGCAAGCAGAGAAAGCAGTGAAGGACACGATAATTTCCTTAGCGGAATTATCGTGTCTTTTGATTTGACTTGCACAATCAAGATGTGGACAGAGTTTGAACGCTACCACTTTGCACAGATTGTGTCTAGTCAGTCAACAATGCACAGGTTGTCTAAGATGCAGCTTGATACGGCGTTCACCCCTTACACTGATCCGCAGATTATCAAGAGACTGGAAGAATTGCAGAAGCAGTTTAGAGAGGAACAGAGTGAATCTTCATTTTTACAGTTGGTTTATTCCTGCCCTGTAGGTCTTGAATTGACTGCAAGGGTTACTACTAACTATAGACAGCTTAAAACGATCCTTAAACAGAGACATAATCACAAGTTGCCTGAGTGGAGAGCATTTTGCAAAGAAATCCTGTCACAGTGCCCTAACGCTAAGTCATTTTTAATTGTGGCACGATGAAGAGAAAGGAGCTGTTAATTATGATAGAGACAAAAGAAAAGAAAGTCGTAACAAAGAAACCTAGAGTACCACGTATTCCCCATCTTGAAGTAGGTAAAGAAGTCGTTGTAGAACTTGTGAATGGTGCATTCATCTTCAAAGCAACACAGACAATGACGATTGATGCAAACGCTTACGTCCATTTTGGCAGAGTGAGAGTTCCTGCTGGGTACGCTCTTATGCTGAATGGAACAAGACTGATGGAGAAGAAGTTGCTGATTGTCTCTCCTACATTCGTGGTAGGGGCAGCACAGCTTGGTGTCTTCTGCACAAATACTTCCCCAGAGCTTCGTAGAATTTATGCTGGTGAAGCAGTCGCTATGGGAGTACTCATTAAAATTTCTGATAATGCTGTTGTAAATAAATTTGATTAAGGAGAAAAATTATGGCTAACGTAAAAAGACAGTTTGTGAATGGTGTTACACCGAAAGGCGAAGCACGTTATGCTTTTCTGCGTAAAGTAGAAACATATGAAGGACAGGAGCTTGGTTATTCTATCCAGATTACATTTGATGCAAAGACAACGAAAGAGTTCAAAGCATATCTGGAACAGGAATTTGAAAAAGCGAAAGAATCTTATGAACTGAAACCCGGTAAGAAATGGAGTGCTGAACCCTCTCTTGGTATTCATGAACTGACTGATGGGACTATCACGTTTAAGTTCAAGGCAAAGAAGACTTACCATACAAAAGCAGGGGAAGAAATGACTAGAACTATTCCAGTGGTCGATGCAAAGGGACATCCGATCAAAGCATCCAATCTGGGCAACGGCTCTATTATCCGTGTTGCCTTTTCGTTATCTCCGTATTGGATGAATAACAATAATAATGGGCTTGCATGCTATCTTCGTGGCGTACAGGTTCTTAAATATATTCCATATGGTGGAACGGATGCAGCGTCTTTGGGCTTTAATACGAATGAAGAAGGATATGATTCTACAGTTGATGGTGAATATGACAAAGACACTGCTACGTCTAATTCCCCAGCAGTAGAAGAGGATGATGTTCCATTTGATGAAGAGGGAGATTTCTAATTGCCCTATTTCAGCAGACATGGAGGGTGGAGCAGAAAAGTTAATGAATCCTACAGATCTGGACTGGAAGAGCGAGTGATTGATGAGTTGAACAATGCAGGAGCGGAGTATTCTTATGAAAAGCATAGGATTGACTACACTTCTGCGCCTGTTCAGCATCATTACACCCCTGATTTTGTCTTAGGGAATGGGATTATTGTAGAGACAAAGGGGCTGTTTTCTGTAGCAGATAGACAGAAGCATCTACTGATTCAGAAACAACATCCAGATCTTGATATTAGGTTTGTTTTTTCCAATTCACGGACAAAGATTCGTAAAGGGAGCAATACCTCTTATGGAGACTGGTGTAAGAAGCATGGCTTTGTCTATGCAGATAAGTACATACCTTTAGACTGGTTGTCTGAAGAAAAGAAAGGGATGAGTGAAAAAGATATTTACAGAAGAGGTGAGAAAAATAAATAGAATCAAATTCCGTGAAAGAGAAAGAACGGACTTCATCATTGTTGCTGATATTGACCTTGAAAATAAGAGGGCAGACAGATTGTTTAAGGATGCTAGACGCAGAGGAGAATTTGACGTGGATTTTCATTACGTCATTCACCGTGATGGACACACAGAGGTAGGCAGAGATCCGAAGACTGTGGGTGGCTTACATGTGGATCCTTATGAAGTGTCTGTCATCATTTTTGTGGATACCACTAAAGAGGGCAAAGAATCAGACGCAGCACAGGCAGCTCTTAGACATGTACTGGATAAGTTAAAAGTAGATTTCAAGGGAGCTGAGGTAGTACGAATTAAGGGAGAGTATATTCCAGTGAATTATGCAGAGTACGCTTGTACAAGCGCATTTACCGTGCGCTGATTGTGGATCGCATGACGCTTTGAGTCTGTATTCTGATGGACATACTTACTGCTTTTCATGTGATACGTATCATTATGAAGGAGATGCAGAAGAAATGGAAGACAAGACAGAACACAGACATGGATGTAAAGGCTGTATTCCTCTTACCGATATGGTGGTAGACACTCTTAGAGCCAGAGGGATCAGAAAAGACACATGTGAAAAATATGGGTATTTCAAAACAACTATTCATGATGAGCCAGCACAAGTTGCATGTTACTATGATGACCATGGTGAACTGATCGGACAGAAGATTCGATACAAAGACAAAAGGTTTGAGACAAAAGGTTCAAAGTTCTCTAATCGTTTCTTTGGACAGAACCTCTGGGCGAATGGGCACAGAAAGATGCTGGTTGTGACCGAGGGTGAAATTGATTGTTTGACTGTTTCACAGATCAATGATAACAAATACCCTTGTGTCTCCATACCTGCTGGGGCTGGCAGTGCAAAGAAAGTATTCAAGGCACAGTCTGAATGGCTTAATTCCTTTGATAAAGTGATTGTCTTTTTCGACATGGATGAAGCAGGACGAAAAGGGATCAAAGATATTGAAGGGCTATTGAAACCTGGGAAGCTGTATATTGGTACTCTTCCTTACAAAGATCCGAATGAATGTTTGCAGAATGGACATCCCGAAGTTGTCATTGATGCAATCTGGAATGCGAAAGAATATACCCCAGATGGCATTGTGAATGGCAAAGATCTATGGGATGCTGTTTCTGAGGATGTGAAGAATGATGGATACAATCTGCCTTGGGAGAACTTAACATTGAATAAGATGATTATGGGGCTTCGCAAGGGAGAGCTTTGTGTCTTGACCGCGGGTACAGGGGTAGGGAAGACAACTTTCGTAAGACAGATTGCCTATGACTTTGGTGTAGTAAAGAAGCTGAAGATTGGCATGCTGATGTTAGAAGAAAATCCGAAACGAACAGCTACAGGGTTAATGTCTCTTCATGTTGGTAAACGTCTGTATCTTAATAGGCACGCTGTTTCTGATGAAGAGTACAGAAAAGCCTTTGATGAGACTTTAGGGACTGGGCGGTATGTCTTGTATGAACATTTTGGTTCATTGGATGGAGACAATCTGATGGATAAGATCAGATATATGGCAGTGAGTGAAGAGTGTGATTTCATTATTCTTGACCATATTTCTATCGCTATTTCTGGGCTTGAAGGAGACAACGAACGTAAGATGATTGACATACTTATGACACAGCTCCGCTCTCTAGCTGAAGAAACAGGCGTTGGTCTTATTATCATATCGCATCTCAGACGTAACAATGCAGTAGGCAGTATCGCATTTGAAGAAGGTGGGTGTGTCTCTCTTTCACAGCTTCGTGGCTCAGGTGCTATCGGGCAGTTAGCAGACACAGTGCTTGGTCTTGAAAGAAATCAGCAGGCAGAAGGAAAGAAAAAGAACTTAGTAAGAGTGCGTGTCTTGAAATGCCGATGGACAGGAGAGACAGGAATTGGTGGTTATTTGTTCTATGACAAAGAGCATGATACCTTGCAGGCAGTAGACAAGCTCAGTGACTATATTGATGAGGAAGGAGAGGAAGACAATGTTGACTTTTGATATTGAAAGTAACGGCTTGCTTGAAGAATCTACAAAGGTTCATTGCATGGCGATCTTTGATGGAGAAACAATGCATAGCTTCTCTCCTGCAAATATCGAAGTAGGGGTTCATATGCTGCAGGATGCACTGGATAATGGAGAAACCATCTGCGGACATAACATCATTGATTTTGATATTCCTTGTCTTGAAAAGCTCTACCCAGCAATCTTTCATGTGTCTAGGGAGCAACGCCAATATGTACGAGACACCCTAGTTATGGCACGTCTGATCTATGGAAACATTAAAGACTATGATTATGATTTGTTCAAAAATGGAAGATTAGCTGGTAAACTTATTGGCTCACAGTCTCTGAAAGCATGGGGGTATCGTCTGGGAGAGCTGAAAGGAACGTATGCGGAAGAGACAGAGGATGCATGGGCTACTTTCAGTGAAGACATGCTGATGTATAACAGGCAGGACGTAGTTGTAACCCAGAAGCTCTATGATTTCTTGACAAGACATCCCTATTCTGAAAAGGCTATTCAACTTGAACACGCAGCACAATGGCTAATGTTTAAGCAGGAGCAGAATGGTTTTCCGTTTAATACCGAAGCAGCAGAAGAGCTAGAAAAGGTGTTACGGAAAAGACAGTATGTCTTATCATCTGAGTTGATGAAGCTGGCTCCTCGTATTCCAGATAAAATCTTTATTCCTAAGAGGGATAACAAAAGATTAGGATACAAGGCAGGCGTTCCAATTCAACGCTACAAAGATTTTAATCCTAAGAGCAGACAGCAGATTGAGTGGTTAGTGACTGAATATTATCAGTATTCCCCAGACAATCCAGACCTGTATGAGGAAGATAGACTGAAAGTGGATGAAGACACATTTCATTTCATGTCTACGGATCCAGATGCTCCAGAGGAAGTAAGAACCTTGTCTCCGCTTATTGAGGAATACTTGATGATTGTGAAGAGACTTGGACAGCTTTCAGATGGGGCACAGGCGTGGCTTAAACTTGTGAAGAAGGATGGCTGTATGCATGGCAGAGTGAATCCTTGTGGGGCAGTTAGTGGAAGAGCGACACACGCAAATCCTAATGTCACACAAGTTCCTCACAATGCTAGTCCTTATGGGAAAGAATGTAGAAGTTTGTTTGGCGTTCCAGAAGGATGGTATCAGGCAGGGATAGATGCTTGTGGGCTTGAACTTCGTTGTCTTGCACATTTTCTTGCACCTTATGATGGTGGAGAATATGCAGATGTTGTTGTAAATGGTGATATCCATACACTGAACCAGAAAGCAGCAGGTCTTGCTACTCGTGATGAAGCGAAGCGATTTATCTATGCCTTTCTCTATGGTGCAGGGGATAAGAAGATGGGCGGTCTTATTGGTGGAGATGAAAAAGCGGGGAAAGCAGTTAAGGCTAGATTCTTGAAGAAAGTTCCTGCTATTCGTTCTTTACGTAAGGCTGTAAAAGATGCTCTCGTGGAAACAGATTTCCGTGGGGGCATTTTGAGGTGGAAAAGACACTGGCTCAAAGGATTGGATGGAAGAAAGCTGCATGTACGTTCTATTCATTCTGCTTTGAATCTTTTGTTACAGAGTGCAGGTGCCCTTGTCTGTAAGTATTGGATTGTACGGACAGAAGAGCGACTGCTTGCCAGAGGATTAAAGCATGGATGGGACGGAGATTTTGCATTGATGGCATGGGTGCATGATGAACAGCAGATAGCATGCAGAGATCTTGATGTTGCAAAGATTGTTGTTGAAGAAGCACAGGCTGCAATGCGAGACACACAGGCACATTACAACTTTAGAGTGCAGTTAGATACAGAAGGTATTATTGGCAAAAATTGGTACGATTGTCACTGATTTTTTAATTGTGGCACGTAGAAGGGAAAGAGAACACTTTTGTTCCTCTTTGTTTATAAGAAAAGGAGTACAAATTATGTCTAAAGAATGTGTATGTCATATGATGGAAGATGGAGTTATGTTTTGTCTGGATCAGGCAGTTAGTGTCAGAAAAGCAAATGGCTCACTTGATTTTGTACGGATTGCATCTATTGATCCATTCCTTGAAAGAGCAAGAGTTGTGTCTCCAGAGATGGATGAGGAAGTAGATATGAACACATTGGCTCCTCTGGAAATGGCTAGAGACAATCTTACTTGGTATGCAAGACACCCAGCTTCTAAACTGAATATTGATAAAACGTACAATATTCCTGTTGACTATGATGAATTTCATAAAGCAGGGGAAGCAGCTATTAAGGGAGAGAAGGAGCTTGTTGCATATATGGATAAGCGCAAGAAAGACATTATTGCTTTCTATAATGACAAGTTGGATGAAGAAGATGAAGCGCATCGTAAAGCAGAAGACATGAGTGTTCTCCTTCTGAAATATACTGCGTTAGTGAGAGATCTCACAAGTCAGTGTGATACGGCAGATGAAAATAACTTTATTGTAGCTAGACTTCGTACAATTCTGAATGAAGTGTTTAAGGCTAATGCTTCTATTATTCATGCAGCAAAAGCTAATATTGAAGTAGTGGAACGTTACCTTCCAAAAGAGGAGAAGAAATAAATGGAACAGGAAAAGACATCTCTGACATCTCTTGCAAAAGAAGAACTTAATTCTATTGAATTTTATGTTTCTGACTGCTATGGACAGCTTTCAACTATGCAGGAAGTAAAGGACTTTAATGACGCTGTATGTGCACTTGTATTTGCCTATAGACACATTAGAGAAGCGGAACTGGAAGTAGATGAAGTAAAAAAGCAGTATGGAATTGCCGAAGGTCTGGAGGCTAAATGTGCAAAAGCAGGATCTTGTGAAATCCCCACTGATGCTCGTGTTTGATGGAGACATGATTTGCTTTCAGGCATGTGCCGTAGTAGAGCATGAAGTCAACTGGTATGGGGATGTCTGGACATTATGGGCAGATGCTGCTGATGCTAAAGGTGAAGTAGATGCTCGTATTGCAGAAATCGCTGCTGCAGTGTTAGACAAACTCAATTATGAAGGCGTGTATAAAATCGTTCTTTGTTTTAGTGGAGAAGATAATTTCAGAAAGAAGATCTATCCACTTTATAAGCAGAACAGAGTAGGGAAGAGAAAACCTGTCTGTTATTCTGCCATTGTTGATTGGTGCAAAAGAAATTATGAAAGTATCACAAGACCTACACTGGAAGCTGATGATCTTTGTGGTATCTTAGCGACAAGACATAAGGGACACACTGTCATCATATCTGCGGATAAAGATTTCAAGTGTATTCCTAGTGTCTTTTATAATTTCATGAAACGTGAGTTGTACGTCATATCAGAAGGAGAAGCTGATTACTTTCATCTGATGCAGACACTCATGGGAGACACTGCTGACAATTACACTGGATGCCCAGGTATTGGAGCGAAGACAGCCCAGAAACTCTTTGCAGATAAGGGTGTGTCTTGGGATACGGTAGTTGGGGCATTTAAGAAAAAGGGGTTGTCTGAAGCATACGCACTATCACAGGCACAAGTAGCACGAATCCTTAGAGATGAAAACTATGACAGTAAGACAGGTGAAATTGCACTCTGGACACCTAAGAAAGAGAGGTGTAGTCCTTGATTAAAGTACAGGATGATTCTGATTCTTTACGTGCAGAGATGAAACGTCCATATATTTCAGCAGAAGTTATGGAGTATCTTCGTAAGAATTTTGATATTTCCTATTTACTGGCTAAAGATGTTGGAAGTGAATCAATGCGTCTTGGGTACATCAAGGGTGTACAGGATGTGATTGATTCTCTTTTAGCATGCCAGAGAATGAATGCAGGTAAATGATATGTGTTTATGGAATAAGATGCCTAAGATTACTATTCCTAGCATGACACCAGCACAGCTACAGCAGACAAACAACACAGCACAGAATCCAGAAAATGCTGTCTATGGTGGAACAAAGAATTGGGAAGTAGCAAGCAAAAAGAAAGGTGTGGCAGCTCTTACTGTTAAGAAAGACACACTGAATAAGGCAACTAATGATACAGGTGTAAATTACAATTTGTAAATTAAAGGAGAATGAGAAATATGGGATGGTGGCATAAAGTTACACACGCAATTACAAAACCATTTAAGGCGTTAGGACATGCAGTGTCTAGTGGGCTGAAAGGTGTATTTAAGGCAGTTACACAGCCATTTCTTAAAACGCTGACAGACACACAGGAAGTTGCTGCTCCGCAGATTTCTGCCCCTGCTGTAGCTGCACCAGAACCTACGCAGGGGCAGCAAGAATCTGATCTGGTGTCTAATAAGCGAAAGCGAACAAATAAAGGGAAGCGAGCCTTAATGATTGATAGTGGTGGTTCAGCTGGTTCTGGGGGTACGACAGGTACTGGTCTTAATCTCTAATGATAGGAGACAAACATGGCACAGCAGAATAGCATGAATGATATTATCAAGAACCGTGAAGAAACAGCGAAGAGTGCATATGAACGTCTGTCTAATGATAGAAACATGTATATCACTCGTGCGGAAGATTGCGCTAAATACACAATTCCTTCTCTGTTCCCTCAGAATGGTTCTAATGCTTCTACTACTTTCAGTACACCATATCAGAGCTTTGGTGCCAGAGCAGTCAATAATCTGACATCTAAACTTGCCTTAGCTCTTATGCCCCCGAATAGTCCTTTCTTTACTTTGAATCCTTCACAGGATACAAAGCAGGAGTTAGAGCAGTCTGGGGACAACATGGTAACGGAAGTTCAGCAGCAGCTCATGCGAATTGAAAATATTTGCATGAAATATGTAGAGACACACCAGATTAGAGTGACCATTACAGAAGCTCTGAAAATGCTGATTGTCGCAGGGAATGCCTGTCTTTATTTACCACCTCAGGAAGGCGGTATCAAAATGTATCGTCTCAATGATTATGTCGTTGTACGTGATGCACTGGGGACATGGTACAGACTGATTACATTAGACAAAGTAGCATGGGCGTCTCTTCCAGAAGATGTACAGAACATGATTTCTAAGACAGGAGACAATACGGAAGAGCATAAACCATCTGATGAGGTAGAGATTTATACAGATATTCAGTTACAGAATGGACAGTATATCTCTTATCAGGAAGTCAATGGTGAAGTGATTGATGGGACAGCACAGGCATTTCCTGCTGATAGTGCCCCATGGATTCCGCTTCGCATGATAAAGATGGATGGGGAATCTTACGGACGTTCTTTTGTAGAGGAATATCTGGGTGATATTCGTTCTCTTGAAAATCTCAGTAAAGCTATTGTGGAGCTTAGTTCTATTTGTGCGTCTGTTTATTTCCTTGTGAATCCGAATGGCATTACAAGAGTGAATAGATTGTCTAAAGCAGAAACAGGAGCTTTTATTCCTGGCAGAGCTGAAGACATTACAGTGTTACAGTTGGATAAATATAATGATCTGAATGTAGCACAACAGACCGCAGCGAATATTGAATCTAGGTTGTCTTTTGCCTTTTTGCTGAATAGTGCAGTACAGAGAAATGGAGAACGTGTAACCGCTGAAGAGATTAGATATGTGGCTGGGGAACTGGAAGACACACTGGGTGGAATTTACTCTTTGTTGTCTCAGGAACTTCAGTTACCATTAGCACGCCGACTGGTAGCACAGCTCTCTTCAGGTGGGCAGATTCCAGATCTTCCCCCAGACTTAGTGGATATGGAAGTCATTACAGGTGTAGAAGCGATCGGGCGAGGACATGATCTTAATAAATTAGCACAGTTCTTGGAATTGCAGCAGATGAATCCTGCAGCACAGACATATCTGAATTGGCAGAAGATCATGATTATGGAAGCAACAGCATTAGGTATTGATACAGAAGAACTCATAAAGACTGATGAACAGCTACAGCAAGAACAGCAGCAGTCCATGATGTCTAATATGGCAGAGAAAGCTGCTCCTCAATTAGCAAAAGGAGCAATGGATGGCATGAATAACCAGATGGGAGGTATGTAGTAAATTGGAAGAAAATACTGAATCTTTATATCCAGAAGGGGCAGTGACAGGTGGTGCAGAAGATGCTTTACAGGGAAGAGACGTTGAAATCAGATCGACAAGTACAGAAAAGATTGAGACGAAAGATCCGTCTGAAGAAGCAAAGGAAACTGAAAAGACAGAAGAAGCTGCACCGAAAACAGAAGAGCAGGCAGAAACCAAAGATAATGAAGACAAGCCCACGAGTGAAGAAGAACCTATTGAAACTCGTGTGTCTAAAGCGGTGGAAGCAGACCAGACGTTGCAGGATGAATTAGGAAAAAAGGGAATTGACTTTGATGCCCTTGCTGATGAGTACTATGCAGATGGTGCATTGTCTGAAAAGTCCTATGACCAGCTTGAAAAGGCAGGTTATCCAAAGTCTGTTATTGATGCATACATTACTGGTCTTGAAGCTACAGCACAGCAGTTTATCGCAGATGTCTATCAGCATGCAGGGGGACAGGAAGAGTATGAAAAGATTGCTGGCTTCATTAGCAAGCAGAATGACGGAAGTGCAGAACGCTTTAATTCTCTTATTGAAAAAGGGGACATGGCTGGCATTAGATTGGCTCTTGATGGCTTTAAGGCTCGTATGCACGCTGCTAACGGCTACACTGGTCGTTCTATTCTTGGTCGGTCTAGTAACGCTGGCAACAATGCTGGCAACATGGGGTTTGCTAACAGAGGAGAAATGGTGAAGGCAATGTCTGATCCACGGTATCTTCGTGACCCTTCATACACTAAAGAAGTACAGGACAAAACCATGAACAGCTCTTTTATTGGTTAATTTTGTTATGACAACAATGAAAAGACACACTGGCTTATTATTTTTATAGAAACGCTGGTAAAAAATACAAAATGTAAATCGCAAAAATATATTCAAACACACATCTAAGCAGGTGTGTGTCTTTTTGTTGTTTCATATATTCATTTATTTCTATTTTTATATGTAAAGGAGAGTTTATTTTGGCAGATGTAACGATTGCACAGCCAGGGCTTAATCAGAGTGGTACTGATACTCTTGCCCGATATCTGAAAGTATTTGCAGGAGAAACCATCACGGCATTTGAGCGTGCTTCTGTAACTAATGGACGCCATATTGTTCGATCCATTGCAAGTGGTAAATCCGCACAGTTTCCTGTGTTTGGTCGTGCTACTGCGGCTTATCTGAAATCTGGTAAGTCTCTGGATGACCTTCGTGAAAACATTCCTGGCGAAGAGAAAACCATTAATATTGATGGTCTTCTGACTACTTCCCAGCTCATTTCTGACATTGATGAAGCACTGTCTCACTTTGATGTGCGTGGTGAATATTCTCGTCAGATGGGGGAAGCACTTGCATATGCAGCAGACGGTGCAGTCCTCGCAGAACTTGCAAAGATGGTTGTGGCTAACAAAGAAAACATCACTGGTCTTGGTAAAGGTGAAATTCTCAAGGGTACTCTTGCAGGAGAAGATATTGGTGTTACTCAGAAAATGGGGCTTAAACTTGTGGAAATGCTTCTCAACGTTAAGACCAAAATGTCTGAAAACTATGTTCCTGCAAATGACCGTTACGCATTCATGACACCGACTGGTGTGAACGCTCTTGTAGCTTCTCTGGTTGCAATCAATCATGACTATGGTGCAGTAGCTACCATCACAGAAGGCAATGTTCTTCGTGTAGCAGGCTTTGACATCCTTGAAACACCGCACCTTACTCGTGGTGGCGCAGCAGTCAATGAAGGTGTAATTCAGGGGGATGGACATGTATTCCCTGCTGATTATGTAGACAACACTGTATTTATTGCAGCACATCGTACCGCAGTAGGCACTGTCAAACTGAAAGACCTTGCTATCGAACGTGCGCGCCGTGCTGAATATCAGGCAGATATGCTTGTTGCGTCTTATGCAATGGGACATGGTGGTCTTCGTCCAGAAGCGGCGTACATGGGTGTTATCTCTAATACCTAAGAAGCGAACAGCCGATGTCTGAGGACTAGGCTATTTAGTGCTTGCTACGGCAGGCACTTTATGAGAGGGCTAGGCACACATGTTAGACGTGTTGTGAGTGCAATTCTCACACCTCTCGATTCCTCCTTTCTTATAGGGAAGATATGCGTATAAAATCATGAACTCCATGATACCATCCTCTCAACGTAACCGCATATCTTCCCACTATGTCTCTTTAGCTTAATAGAAGAGTGTCTGGTTAATCCAGAAGATTAAGGTGCAAGTCCTTAAAGAGACACCATACCTTATTTTGATTTGTTTAGAAAGGATAAATAGCAATGACTTTAACTCCGTTGACAGAACTTGAAGCAGTCAATGAAATTCTTGCAAGTATTGGTGAATCTCCTGTAAACACGATTGAGAATCCAACAAATGTAGATGTTATTAACTGCTTGCGTATCCTTAGGAACGTAAATAGACGTGTGCAGAGTAAAGGATGGACGTTCAATAAGATTGATTCTTATACATTGAATCCAGACACTGCGACACATAAAATTAGGTGGTTGTCTAATCTCCTGTACGTTGTTGGTACAGACAATAAGAAGTACACGAAAAAAGGAGATTATCTTTTTGATTGGGAAGAACAGACAGACATTTTTAACAAAAGTATTGATTGCACAATTATTTTCCTTGTTGATTTTGAAGACATGCCAGATCCAATGAGAAGCTATATCACAGCGAAGGCAGCTACAACTTTTCAGACACGCTACTTAGGGGATAGTTCCCTTGGTGAAGAGCTTCTCAGAGATGAGCAGGAAGCATGGGCAGCTCTGATGGAATACGAACTTGATTCTAATGACTTCAATATGCTTGATGTAACTGGTGTGCAGACAATTCTTGAAAGAGGTAACTAATGGCTACAAACTTATACAGTCAGACCATCAAAAACATTGTGTCTGGTATCAGTCAGCAGCCTGCTATTCTTCGTTTACCAGAGCAGCTTGAAGAACAGATAAATGGATATAGCACAGAAGTAGGTGGTCTTCAAAAAAGGGCACCGACAGTGCATATCAAGAATTTGTTTGCTGCTCCCTCTTCTACTTATCGTCCTCTTGTACATGTAGTAAAGAGAGATGAAGAAGAAAAGTACATCATGCTTTTTGATGGAAATGGCAGTTGTAAGATTTATGATGAAGACGGAAAAGAATACAAAGTAACCATTGATGCTAAATCTGCATCATACCTTAGTGGTGTAGACCCCAGAAAGTATCTTAAATGCATTACCATTGCAGACTATACTTTTATTGTTAATACAAAAAAGAAAGTAGCAATGACAGGGAAGGTATGGGATTCTGGCAGATGGAAAGACACACAGGGCGCACTCTTTAATGTTAAGAGTGGGCAGTATGGCAGAACGTATGCTTGTATTATCAATGATGTAACGATTGCCACTTACACGACACCAGATGGATCTAATGCTTCTGATAGTACGAAGGTAGACGTAAACTGGATTGCTGAACAGCTTGCTACTTCTGCTAGAAGCAATGGATGGACAGTAGAAACTGGGGATAGCTGGTTATATGTAAAGAAAGCAGGGACTACCATTAAGACCGTTAAGATTAAAGATGGGTACAATGGCATGTCTATGTTTGGTATTTATCATGCAGTACAGAACTTTAACAATCTGCCACGTTCTGCTCCTGATGGATTTACAGTACAGGTAAAAGGGGCAACGAATGTAGCTGATGATTATTATGTCAGATATGACGGTGACACACAGCTCTGGACAGAATGTGCAAGACCAGAAACACCTACTACGCTTGATTCTTCTACCATGCCTCAGGGACTGGTAAGAAATGCAGACATGTCTTTCACCCTTAAACCTTTGGAGTGGGATGATAGAGATGTAGGTGATGAAGATTCTAACCCAGAACCTTCTTTCGTTGGAGCAACTATCAATGATATTTTCTTTTACAGAAACAGGCTTGGGCTTATTTCAGGAGAGAATGTCATCCTGTCTAGGTCTGCATCTTTCTTTAATTTCTGGTTTGCTTCTGTAGTAGACATGCAGGACACTGATCCTATTGATTTAGCAGTATCTCATAACAGTGTGTCTATTCTCTATCATGCTGTTCCATTTGATGAAGAGCTGCTTCTCTTCTCGAATGATACACAGTTCTTACTTAGAGCAGATGGTGTATTGTCTCCTAAGAATTGCTCTATCACAGAAGTCACAGAATTTACTTGCAATCCGTATGTGCGTCCAGTAGGGGCAGGAAGACGTGTCTATTTTCCTACAGAACGTGCAGAGTTTACTACGATCAAAGAATATTTCACGATTGAAGACACCACCAATTTGAAAGATGCACAGGATGTAACGTCCCATGTACCTTCTTTTATTCCGAATGGTGTGTATAAAATTGTGTCTTCCAATACAGAGAATGTTTTAGGGTTCTTTACTATTGGTGCTGAATCAAAAGTATACATTTACAAATATTTGTTTGTAGATAATAGCAGATTACAGTCCTCTTGGTCTTACTGGGAGTTCAATGGTGCCCGCATTCTTGGTGGTGGATTTATCAATTCTACATTGTACCTTGTGTTTGATAGACAAGGGATGATTACTCTTGAAAGTGTCTCCTTTACTTATAACACGAAGGACTCTGAAGAGTATGAACCATATCGTGTATTTATGGATAGAAAGGTTGTTTTACCCGCCATTCCTTCAGATGCTTATGATGACATTGAAGGACGTACTAAGGTAGATATGAAAACCATGTATGGAGACACTCTGAAAGCAGGTGTGTCTTACGGACTGGTAGACAGCAAAGGCTTTTTCCGTAAATGGACACCAGAAGAAATGGTAGATGACAGATACGTCTGGTTGCAAGGAAACTGGGTAGGTAGGCGTCTCATTGAAGGAGAATTGTATAAATTCAAGGCAAAGTTCTCTGAGGTTATGATTCGTAAACAGGATGACAATGGTGTTACTGCATACACAGAAGGAAGATTGCAGCTTAGAAATTTCTGGGTGAACTATGAGAATTGCGGATATATCAAAGCTATTGTTGAATGTTTTGACAAAGAAACATATGAATATGTAATGACTGCACGGCTTTTAGGTTCTGGTAGAAACAAAATTGGACTTACAGCATTAGAGACAGGACAGTTTAAGTTCCCTGTACAGTCTTTGAGTTCTAATTGCTCTATCAGTATAGAAACAGAACTTCCTATGCCTGTAGCATTGATTGGTGCAGGGTGGGAAGGTGTTTACTATAAGAGAGCTACTAGAGTGTAATTCTGATTGGAAAATCAAAGCAATCGGAACAAAAGAAATCTGGGATATTTGTAATGCACTACGCAGAGAAGACAAGAAAGAAATCATGATGAGCAGTAACCGTACTTCTTATGATATGTGCATTGTTGATCTCGTAGTGCATTATGAACATCCAGTTTACAAGATTACATACAAAGACAAGGCAGTTGGAATTGGTGGTCTATATAAATATAGAGGAAAAGGCGTGATTTGGCTCTGCTTTACACCGGAGTATGCTAGACACAAACTTAGTTTCTTGCGATTCTCAAAACAATTACTGCCTAGACTTCTGAAAGCATATGGTGTCTTAACAAACGTAGTTTGGACAAAGAACACAACGCATGTAGAATATCTGGATTGGCTTGGTGCTACATGGAAAAAGCTAGATGATGATTTTTCTGTTTTTGAGTTAAAAGGAGATGAAAGTAAGTAATGTGCGGATTCGCAGGAATGGCAGCAGCAACGATAGGCTTGAAAGGCTTGCAGATTAGACAGCAGAACATAGCTAATGCACAGGCGTATCAGGCACAGGCAAATGATGCTATTTATCAGATGAATGGCAGTCTGGTGAACTATGAACAGGAAAGACAGGATGCATATGATGAAGCTGTTACTTCTATCATGAAAACGCAGCAGAATGCATTACAGCTTAATTCACAGGTACAAGCAGCAGTAAATGAAGACATGGCTGGTGGCGGGAGAACTGCTGACCAGATCATGCGAAGTTCTGTTGGAGACACTGCTAGAAATGTAGCTTCTATTCAGGATAACTATTTACGAAAGAGCAATGAGATTGATTTGAACAAACTGACTACATTGAAGTCTACACAGCGTACAGTGGCGTCTTATAAGGAAGCTGCTAAACCGAATAAGAAGGCAGACATTCTGTCTTTGCTGGCAACAGGAATGCAGACGTATGATGCATATCAGAATGTAAAAATAAATCGTAAGACAGGGGGACAGAAGTAATGGCAACAAATGTAGCAAATGCCGTAGGTACACAGAGACAGTTTGCACCGCAGGTACGAGATACATACCAGAAGCAGCTTATTGTTCCTTCTGGAAGTACGACAGCAGGTGCAGGATCTAAGGCAGCAAGTCTTGCAAAAGCACTTGGGGTGCTGGGAGATACTATCCTTAGTCACATGTCACAACAGGATGCTAGAGATGAAAAGTACGGCAAATTCATGGCAGAAGTGATTAAGAATGATCCGAACAATGCAGGAAAGATTCTGACTTCTTCTCAGCAGATGCTCGCTAACTCTAATCACAAAGAGCTGTTAGACAATCCCTATACTATGGCTGCCCTAGATAAGTATCGTGGCGAAAATGCAATTCGTGATATTCGTAACAGATACGATCAGGACGTTGTAGCCAAAGAGGGTGAATGTCAGACAGCAGGGGAAGAAAACGCACGATGGCTGAACTTTGTAGAAGCGCATAGACGTGAATATAACATTGGGGAAGACTGGGAAAAGGCTACTGAAGACGCACAGGTCACAGGGGATTCTGCTCCTAACAGTGCATCTGCTCTGGGAAGTATCAAACCTATTTCCAGTTTTCAGCACAATGGAGATTCTAAGTTCTTTGCTCTTGGGTTCTATGAAAACATGGATACCTACACCCAGAATAATATCAATAGACAGATGGCAGAAGCAGGGAAAAATAGAGAAGCTATTCGCTCTGCTTCGTTTACTGCCAAACTGTCAGACATTGGAAGTGCAGAACATGTGGCTCAGACCCCTATTGAGACACAGGTAGAAGAACTCAAACAGGCATGTACTGATTATGAAAATGCTGGTGGTTCTTTCTATGCTATGCTTCCCATGTTGTCTAAGGCTATTGATGAACGTATTGCGAACAATGGTGGTAAGGATTTAGACAAAATCTTTGAAGCGAGTGTCTATACAGACGTGAATGGAAAAGAATGGAAGCTGAAAGAACTTTTGCCTTATGAAGATTTCCATGGTTCTGGAATTGCTATGGACGGTGCGCTTAGAGAAAAGTACATGACAGATATTGTTGATGGTTTACAGAAATGTACCTCTCTGGATGAGTTTGACAAAAAGGTAGAGCAGATTAAGAAAGACAATCCCCATATTGCTGCGGTCATGGCACAGAAGAGCATGTTCACCTCTATGCGTGAAGATAAGCGGAGAGAGATTGAATATCAGAGCAGAGTAAGATCTTCTGGACGTTCTGGAGCAGTAGGGAAAGCAGCTGCCGTGGTATTGGATAGTGCAACACAGCAGAACATTTCTCAGTGGTTTAGTGCTTTATGTAAAGGTAATTCTTATGGCGGTGGTTCTCCTATCACGGCACCATTACAGAAGAGTGTGCAGAACGCAGATGGGAGTGTGTCTAAGAAAGCACTGACAGAGCAGGAAGTCATTGGGGCTGGTCAGACACTCTTGAAAGGGATTTTGTCTTCATTTTCTAATGGAGAAATTGATCTGAATGAATGTGTTAGACAGGAAGGAAAACTGCTTACTGCTCCTCAGATGAAAGCATTTAAGAATAGTTTGAATTTTGCTGTCAACTCTTCTCTTATGGATGCTATGAATATTGATTGGGATACAGCAACGTATGATACGCCAGCATTGCAGAATATCCAGACGGCTCTTGATATCTATCATGCAAACCCAGCACTGGCAGGTTCTGTATTCAATAGTAGCACTTTACGTGACATTTCAGCCTTGTCTTCCTTGTCACAGGTAGAAGATGGGATTTCCTATCATTCTGAAGAGGGATTTGATGGGCTGAAGAAGGCAATGCAACTCTATGGAAATGTGTATCAGCAGGAACACGATGAAGACACAAAAGATATTATGGAGACACGTCTCAATGATGCTATGTCTAATGCAGACAACACCGCAATGCAGATAGAGACGATGGGAACAAATGCAGATGGCTCACTTATCTTCAATGGTGTCTATGGTGTCAATGATCCTAGCCTTCGTGGAAAGATCAGAAATCTGGCAAAAGTTTATATCTACAATGGTATGGACGGAGATGAAGCAGTAAAACAGGCATCTGACCAGATTAGAGGACAATACTTTGATTATCATGAAAGAGGAATAGATTGTATCGTTCCTAAAGATTTCTTTACAGGGGTAGATCAGGAAGACTATGTAAATAAGGGAAGATCTGCACGTCAGGCAATCACGCACATAATTGATACTTTGGGGGGCACAGACAGTGTGAATGTTGTCTATGATCCATCTACTAATGTGCTTGGATTTATGAACAGCAGTACGCAGGAACAGCAGTATTTCTATCCAGATGAATTTTCTGCTTACGTCAATGAGCTTCTTACCCCAGACCCAGATACAGGTGTGTCTGAAATGGATAACCTTGTAGCAGAAGAGCAGGGACAGTATGAAGAAAGACACCACTGGATTACTGAGGATGAAGTGGACGGAGAGATGACTTCTGAATATAACCCTACGGACATGCCAGAGGATTAAAAGAAAGGAGTAACGATGGATAATTTACATGCGTTCCTTGAAGGGATTGCAAGTGTTGAATCTGGAGCGTACAGCAGAGAAGATTCCTATTATGCTGAGGGCGTTGTAAATAAAGATGGACAGAGAGCGTATGGACGCTACCAGTTTCTTCCCTCTACTTATCGGGAACTTTCTGAAAAAGCAGGATTGCTCAATGAGGATGGCTCATTAGATTGGAGTTCAGAAACACAGGATGCCGTGGCTGCATATTGGGCTGAGGATTTATTGTCTAGGTATGATATGGAGCATGCAGCTAGAGCATGGCTTGGGGGCGAAGGCAATATAGATAATGAAGGGTTAGCAGATGCTAATGGCAAGACAATAGGAGATTATGGGCGTGAAGTAGCATCATATGCAGCAGCCATGCTTGGTGAAGAGTATTCTCCTATCACTGCTGTTGGCTCTATTCCTGTAGATAGACAGGGGCATTCTAGGTATGGTCATGAATATATTCCAGATGCCCCTGCTCCTATGGAAGAACGTGACCCCATTTCCAGATTTGTGGATGCTGCTGATGATGCAATTCTTGATAGTGGTGTCACGTCTTCTCTTCGTTACCTTTGGTCATGGATTAACCCAGCTGTCAGAGGGAGTGTGTCTATACCTGGGTTTAGTACCCCTTATACGCCCAGTGATGAGGAAATTGACTATGTAAAGAAGCTGATGCCTAATGACCCTACGGCACAGAACTTTGTACTGACTAATTCATATTCGCAAGACCACCTGTTTATGTTGGCTGCAATGAAGAAACAGGATTATGATCGGGCAGTTCGTCTCGCACAGGATGAACATATGCAGGGATATAACATTGCTGGCATTGCAGGCTCTTTAGCTGGTGGGATGCTTGAACCAGTGAACCTTGCTCTCATGGCTACAGGACTTAGCGAGGGGGCGCTCATTGCAAAAGGCATCAAATCCGTGGCAGGGAGTATCGGTGCTAAGTATCTTGGTGGCGTTACTGCTGATACTATGGTAGGACAGCTTGCAAGAATGTTTGGTACTAATGCAGACAAACTCTCTATGTTTGCTAAATCTAAGGTGGCACGAATGGCAGCTAATGCAGCTACAGGTGCTTCTATGATGGGGCTAGACAGAGCGTTGTCTAACAAATATGGGGGATTTGAAGCAAACTATGAACAGTACATGGTACAGGCAGCAATCCTTGGCAATGCGTTTGATGCGATGCGTACTGTTAAGGGAGTATTACCTAAATCTAAAACTCTTCAGAAAGTATATGGGCACTTGAACCGTAGTGAAGACAACATGCTTACTGGGGCTTTTGGCATGAAACCAACAGACACCATAAAGAAGCGTGTCAATACTGAACTGAAACAGATCAGTGAATCTACGGAACTGGAAGATGTGAAGCTGTCTGGTAAAGAAGCAAAAGAGAACAAGGCAAAGAAAGATAATCTGAAACTGACTGGCAAAGTGACAGAAGAGACAATGCCGTCCTCTGGCGTTAAAGCGAAGGCAGCTAAACCTATTGATACAATGAGACGCCGTTTGAAGCTCAAAGTGAAAGAAATGAAAGAGATGGGGCTGAATGATGTAGGGAAAAATTGCTTTGTTCTGTCTAGTAATCAGGCAACTGCTTTTGCAACAAAACACGGTATAAAGATTACTAACAGACAAACTGCTTTCACAGTGCCAGGAACAGGACAGTATGTCATCATCGGAGACAGAGTAGCGTCTAAACGTGCCCTTGCGGATGTAGTTAGAGATATGCACACTATGACAACAGGGTTAAGAGATGTTATTGGTTCTGCTTACAAGGAGATTCTTAGAGATAAGAAAGTAAATGTAAATAGCAGAACCAGTATCTATGACCTTTTGGAAGATAAGAACTGGGATTTACACAACTATACAGTACGTAGAGTTCTCAGTCTTGCAAGAGCAAATATCTACGCTTTACGTGGAATTAAGACCAAAAAGCCAAAAGACGCCACGCTATTGAAGTGGGTAAAGGCTTCTGCATATGAACAGAAGTATAGAGACACTCCTATCAAGGTATCACCCGATGGGACAGCATACATCTATGATACTGCTTTTGATAAGGACAGCCCTGTCAACTTCCATGCTGAGATGGTGTGGGATGCTGAGCAGAAAGAAGTGGATGACTGGATGCATCGTTCCTTGCCTCACTGGTTCCCTACACGGCTTGGGAAACATCTGGAAGCAGGTGGGCTGTTTAAGACAATCTATGGCGTACTTGGTCATTCAAGACTTCTTGCAGTTCGTAGCTTGAATGCTTTTCTCTTTGAACCAACACGAGGAAGAATTGCAGCACGAGCTAATCCTGTTGTCGGTGAACGTATTAAGCAGTATTTGCAGCAGCGTGTAAAACCAATGCTAAATGATTATTATGATGCTAGAAATGCATGGTTGCAGAAAAATAAATTCTATAAATTTCAGGGGCAGTATAGACTGGAATTTGATAGACAGGTACAGCAGTGTTTCAATGCACAGTATGCAGGAAACAAAGCTGGGTTGTCTCCGAATGAAATGGTTTGGGATCCAGAGGTCATCAAAGCAGCAGAAACAATCAAGAAGATCAGAGAAGGGTGTCTCACCATGATGCAGGAAGATTCGCAGTTTCATGGTGGTGGTGGTTACGGTAGTTATATTGATAAAGACTGGAAGCCACTTGATCTTGAATTTACTCGTAAAGTAGACAATGAGATGCTGACACGCCTTGTAGATTTCATGGATGGTGACACTGAGACATGCATGAAAAAGATGTATGAATATGCTCAGATGGCTTGTAAGAGGGATGTTGTCAGAAAGCAGATGGAAGCAGATGCCAAAAGACGATACCTCAAAGCTCACAAAGAATGGGAAGACAAAATGTTTGGTGGGCGTGTTCCTGAACCAGAATTTAGAGAGACAAACAAACGATCTAAACAAGGAAAAGCTCTTAAAGATGCTGGGTATCAAAAGACAGTAGGAAAGCAGAAGGCGATGGATACTTCTGGTTTTCCAGAAGAACCGCAGCTTGAAAAGGTTACGAAGGCTATGGTAGAGGAAGAAATTGATAAAAGATGTAAGGCTTGGGCGAGGGGTGTTATTGACCAGAACGCCAGTGAGACATGCTTCTCTGGTGGTAAGTATGGTGTAGGTATTCCTCAGTTCTTGAAATCTCGACTTCCTATGGATACTACAGTACACATGCCTATCTCGAACAAAGCAGGAACAACGCTTGATTTCTCATTTGATTCTCATCTTCGCGATGTGAATACAGACAGAATTATCAATTCCTACATTGATCGTGTCTGTGGTGAAGTGGCTGTCTTTGATTCCATCGGAAATTGGAGACAAACTGGTGTTCTTGATGACGTAGCAAAACAGCTTGAATTAGGTGTTAAAGCAGGTAAGATTACTAAGTCAGCAGCAAAGGAACAGAAAGACACCTTGACAGAAGGGATGTCTCGCTTGCTCTCTACCCATGTAGACACAAAGCCTAAAACTCTCTGGGATGCTTTCTCTGAGCTTTTCAGAACTAAATCCTATGCAGATGTTGGTGGACAGATGTTCATGGCACAGCTTGGTGAATTTGGTTCTGCAATGGCATATGCAGGAACTCGTGTTCTGTATAAGTCCATTCCAATCCTTAGACAGATGAGACGTGCTATGCTCTCTGCATCTGAAAAAGAACTGGAAGATTTTGCAAAAGAAGCACAGGTAAGATTGTATGGAAGAGAACTGAATACTAGATTCTGGGATAGGAACTCTGATTATGAAGCACGGTCTTTTAGAGACGCCCTTGGTTATTCTAGTGTCTGGGGAAAGAGACTTGATAAGGCACAGGAGACAATGAAGATATTCTCCAATGTTACATCTACTCTGAATCAGCTCCCTAAACTGACTGACTGGATGATTAGACAAACTAGGGAAAGTGGCTTCATTGATGCTATCAAATGGGCTAGAGGAGAAAAGATTTCCAGTACTCGTGACCCATTCAGTAAATATTTATTGGATGCAGCACATGTACAGGATGTAGACAAACTGAAAGCACACATCACAAAATATCTTGATAGTGGCAAATTTGATCCAGATGTCTTTGACAAATGGAGAAAAGAAGATCATCAGACTTTCTTTGAATTTAGAAATCTGCTTGAAAACTACAGCAGACGTGGCATTCAGCAGATGTCTATCGGGAATACCCCTCTTTTGAAGGAAAAGAACTGGTTTACTAAGCTGTTGTTTCAGTTCAAAGATTATTCTCTTCGTGCCGTTAATGACCAGACACTCAGAGCTTTGTCTTCCCGTCAGATGGATGATGCACTGGCTGCACTGGCTTCAATGGGAACGAACTGTATGTCTTATATGGGGTTGGTATATCTTAGAGCATTGGTGAAATACCCTAATGATCCAGAAGGAAGAAAAGAGTACATTGCTAAACAGCTAACACCGGGTAGACTTGCATGGGCTGCTTTCTCTCGTGGGGCTATCACTGGCTCTATCCCTTCCTTTGGTTCAGATATCTATGAGATTCTGACTGGTACGCCTATGATGCGTACTACAGTAGATAACTCTTCTAAGACATCAGGGACAGGGAAAGATATGAAAGCAGGTTCTATTGCAGGGCGTGCAGTAGATCAGATGCCAGCTGTCTCTTCTACTATCAATCCAATCATGGGGTTTGGGGATAGTATCTACAATTCTACAGTTGGTGATGGAATGTCGCAGGAAGACATGGCAAATATTCTGAAGGTTGTGCCCTTTAATGGATTCTGGGGCATGACACTTCTTGCATCTGAAATTAGAGATGTCAGCGGTGTAAAGAAACGGAAAGAGCTGAATAAGGAGAAGAAGAAACGTGAACGAAAGAACCGCTATAAGATTGGTGCTGATTCTGGGAACAATCGCAATGCAAATTCTGATATTTCTTCAATCATGAATGTTAAATAGTAAAGGAGCTTAACTTTGGCTAAAGAAAGAAAGGCTTCTGTAATTTATGAAGGGAATGCTAGTCAGCTTGTCTATGCATTCCCTTTTGATTATTTACGGAAGAAGTTTGTAAAGGTAGAAGACATCTATACCAATATTACAGAACTTACTATGGGTGTGGATTATACGGTAGAAGACAAACAGGTACGCCTTGTGAAAGGTATTCCACTTGGGCATTCTGTTAAGATTTATCGTGAGACAACTACGAATCCTCTGGTAGAATGGCAGGATGCTTCTGTGCTTAGAAGTGCAGACTTGTCTTTACAGGAAGTGCAGCTCTTGCATCTTGCAGAAGAAACAGCTGATAAGGTCTTTGATTCTGGTATGTCTACTGCGTATGGGAACCCTAATTGCTGGGATGGGCAGTATAAAAGAATTATCAATGCTCTTGATCCTATTGAGGATGGAGATGTTGTAACTCTTAGATACATTAAAGCTAATCAGGACAGTCTCTTAAATCAGCTTAAAAACACAGGGGCAACACAGAATAGCTCTATTGTAGCTACTGGTGACACTCAGAATGCACGCTTAAATGCTACAGGAGATACCCAGAATAAACGTATTACTGATACTGGCAATGCTTATGTAAGTACAATGACCACGCTGAAAGATACTGCAACTACCAAAGCAAATGATGCTAGTAATAGTGCAGAACTCTCTAAGAGGTGGGCTATGTCTTCTTCTAGTCCAGATGGTGTCTCTGGCAATAAGTCATCTAAGACGTGGGCAGAAGAAGCTAAGACTTTTGCGAGTAACTCTGCTGATTCTGCGAGTACTTCTAAACAGAGTGCGAATGCAAGTGCATCCTCTGCGACTAATTCAGCGAACAGTGCAAATGCTTCTAAACAGAGTGCGAGTGCAAGTGCTAATAGTGCTTCTGCATCTGCTTCTTCAGCTTCTGATTCAGCTACCAGTGCATCTAATGCAAAAACTAGTGAAACAAATGCATCTAACAGTGCAAGTGCAGCAAAGCAAAGTGAAGAGAATGCAAAGACATGGGATCCTACGCAATATGTTAAATCTGTCACAGAATCAAATGGCAAAGTAACTGTCACGAAAGGTGGCGGAGATAGCACTATTATCAATTTAATAGACACATTTTACCCTATCGGCACTGTATATGTTTCTGCTGATAAGAGCAAAACAAAAGCGGATTTCCCTTTTATGCAGTACGGTACATGGGAAGAAGTACCTGCTAATCTCTGCTTACAGACAGGTGCAGCTAGTGAAGTAGGAACGCAGAGAAGTGCAGGATTGCCAAATATTACAGGGCGCTTTACTAAATCGGCATTTGATGATAACAAAGGTCATCATGGGATTATAGACAATGCTGATGGAGCATTTCGCGGACTAAATGTAATGCCCCGTATAACATTCGCAGAGAGTCAGAGTGGTAACAAATATAGGACAGGGAATGGCTGTAGCTTTGATGCATCTCTATCCAATCCTATTTATGGCAAATCTAATACCGTCCAGCCCCCAGCATACATGGTAAGAGCTTGGGTGAGAACGGCATAAACAACGAAAGGAAAGGTGATTATAATGTTTGATTATCCACCAGCACCCCCAGCTATCAATAGCTTTGGTGGTGAAGTAAGTAATGTAGATGAAGTAAGGAGAGCTAGAGTAGACCCTTGTGGCTCTCTCACTTTCTTCATCTCTAAAAAAGAGAATAAGGTCTATGTGAAATACATTGATCTCAGTGGTCTTCCAGTCATTGAAGTATACGATAAAGCAAAAGGACAGGAAGAGAGTTTGAATGAAAGGTTAAAGACACTTGAAGAAAAAGTAGATACATTGATTACGAAAAGTAAAGGAGACTAATCATAATGAACGCTAACATTGAAACAGCTCTTATGTCATTGATAGGTAGTGATCCACGTTTCCAGCGAGCAATGACTATGATGCAGGGGAAGACACCAGCTGAAAGACAGCAGATTGTTATGAACATGATTTCTACACAGGGTATCCCTCAGACACAGCTTGCTCCTCTTATTGCCGATATAAAGCAGAAATTTGCTATGTTTGGTATTCAGCTCTGAGCGTACGGCAGAGTTGATATATACAGTTCTCATATTATTTTACGAAAGGAATGGTGATTCTATGGAGAACGGTATGAGTGGTGTGCAGCCTGTATTCAATCTGAATGAGAAGACAGGGGCAGGTTTCGGTGGTAGTGAATGGTTGTGGGTAGTCGTTTTATTCGTATTACTCGGTGGCGGTGGTAATCTCTTTGGTAACAAAGGGAATACTGCAACTCAGGCAGACATTCAGAGAGGGTTTGATTACTCTAATGAAATGTCTCAGATGCGTGGTCTGACCTATGGACAGGCTAATAGCACCTATGCTCTCACGAATGGTATCAATGGTCTGGAGAAGACTGTCATGCAGGGCAACTTTGGTCTTATGCAGCAGCTTGCTCAGAACCAGCAGGCATCTCAGATGTGCTGCTGTGAGACGAACAGAAACATTGATGCAGTTCGTACAGAAGGGTATAGGAACACTTGCAGTATCGTAGAAGCTATCAAAGAGGATGGAGAAAAGACCAGAGCAATGTTCTCTGCATACCAGATGGCAGAACTGAAGGCTAAACTGGAAGAAAGAGATCGTCAGCTCATGGCAGCGAACATCCTTAATGGACAGACAGCACAGACTGCGGATCTCGTTCAGAGACTTCGCCCAGCTCCTATTCCAGCTTTTATAGTCCCAAATCCTTTGGCATCTACAGGTACAACTACACCTACTACTTAGTAATAAGTTAGTGGGTAAGTTAAATATGGTGGGGGTGTCTTTTGGCACCCCTATTATATTTATATTAAACATGTTATACTATAGGCAGAAAGAAGGGATAAATATGATTGCAACATTAGCTGTTATTGCTTTCTTAATTTCCGCTGCTATTGTAGAAGAAAAAGAAGGAATATCATATGCAGGAGCATGTATGATTGTTTTTGTATTTCTCTCTTTCGTTGTTTCTCCTATAGTAGTTATACTTCTTGTATTGCTCAAATTATTATGATTTTGCACAGCACTAGATAAGTGCTGTTTTTTTTGTATGTGAGGGAAACATGAACTTCTTAGACAGTATCGTTTCTGTTCTGACCATCGCAACACTGGTGAGTAGTGGGTTCAATTTTCTTGTAATCCGCCCTATTCAGAAGACGATCGACATGAACACTAAAGTTTTATCTGAGCTGAAAAAAGAAGTAGAAATGAGTGCAGCAGACAGGCGTGCATTAGATGCTCGGATGACCGCTATGGAAATGGCACATCGTATTAACAATGATCGTATTGCACGTATGGAGGATATGTGGGACAACTTAAATCAAAACTAATCAAAGTGTTGTCTACATTCAAACCAAAGAGACGAGACAAAGAATCCATGACATTGATTAAGTTCAATGTCAATTTTTTGATTCTTTGTCTTTTTATTTATTTGACAATGACAGCATATGAATGGATTATGACAGGACACCCTAACATCCCAGAATTTAGACAGTTCATTATTGTCGTGATTGGAATGACAGCCACTGTGACTGTACTTAGTAGATGGCTTTATGATGCAGATAAAGATGGGGTGCCTGATGAAGTAAAGAAAGAAAATGGAAGGAGATTCCCATATGACCCCAGATGAATTTATTGAAATGATTGGAAATACTGCTGGTGATGTCTGTGCAGAATATAATCTTCCTGCATCTGTGTGCATTGCACAGGCTATTCTTGAAAGTGGTTGGGGCAGGTACTGCATTGGACAGTATAACTACTTTGGACGCAAATGGAATGGATGGGGCAATTATGTACGACAGCAGACTACTGAATATGAAAATGGACACTATGTAACTATCTATGACAAATTCCAGTCTTATGAAACGTTGGAAGAAGCTATTAGAGACTGGTGTATCCTTATTACTGAAGACTACAAATATGCTGAAGTTGTAGAAGTATGGGAAAGTACTTGGTCTGTAGAAGACTTTGTACGCACTCTTGCACCGATTTATGCCACTGACCCTGATTATGCAGACAAGGTGCTGTCTACGATTAGAGCAAATGATCTTGATAGATATGATGGATGGGGTGATGAAGATGTTTGAAATTGATCCAGCACTTTTGGATGAAATTGCACAGGGTGAAGTACAAGCAATTCGTGAAGGGCTTGCTGACCCAGAAATGCGGAAAGACCCACGTTTCCTTGACCGTGTAAGGAAATTCTTGAAAGATAATGATTTGATTGTCTCCCCTCGCACTAAGGGTGTTGCAGACATACAGCAGCAGATTGAGCGTCAGCACATCCCCATTTTTGATGATGTGAAAGACGGTGTAGATATTGATCGACTTAACTGATTTTACAGGAGCATGTTGGACAAACACCCAGATTCAAAAAGCTAAAATTGATTTTAGGGTGTTTGTCTATATGCTATGGCATGATTTGGGATTACCAGAACCAACACCAATTCAGTATGATATTGCTAAACACCTTATGACATATCCCAGTAAACGCTTCATTATAGAAGGATTCCGTGGTGTCGCTAAATCCTATCTGACATGTGCATACGCCGTATGGAAACTTTGGAATGATCCTCAGATTAAAGTACTGATTGTGTCTGCATCTAAAGATAGAGCAGATGCGAACGCTGTCTTTGTACGGCGTATCATTATGCTGCTCCCTTTCCTTGCTGAACTAAAAACAAAGGAAGGGCAGAGAAACACCCAGAATCTCTTTGACGTAGGGTTGGCTATCCCAGATATTTCTCCGTCTGTAAAGTCTGTAGGTATCACTGGACAGATTACTGGTTCTCGTGCAGACCTTCTGATTGCAGATGACGTAGAAGTTCCAGGTAACTCTGGCACCCAGACACAACGTGATAAACTGGGGGAAGCAGTAAAAGAATTTGATTCTGTTATTAAACCTGGAGGACAAATCATCTATCTGGGTACACCTCAGAATGAAATGTCTCTCTATACTGAACTACAGAAACGTGGGTATCACTGTCGTATATGGACGGTACGTTATCCAGAGGACAAGAAACAGCTCGAAGATTACGGAGACACCCTTGCTCCGTTTATCCTTGATAACTGGGAAGCACACAAAGGGGAACCTACAGACCCTAAGAGATTCAATGCTCAGGACATTGCAGAGCGAGAGTTATCTTATGGCAAAGCTGGGTTTGCTTTACAGTTCATGCTCAATACTAACTTGTCAGATCAAGAAAAATATCCACTTAAAGTGCAGGACTTGATTGTAGCAGATTTGGACATGAATGAAGCAAGTCTAAAGTGGTCTTGGACTGCTGACCCTACAAAGAGATGGAGAGACATTGCGTCTGTCGCACTTAAAGGTGACTACTTCTATTCCCCTCTTTTGCAGTCTCCTGAAACGTCTGAATACACAGGGACAGTCATGGCTATTGACCCATCGGGGCGTGGTAAGGATGAAACGGCATATGCAATCATCAAATACCTTAATGGCTATTTGTTCTTGATGGAAAGTGGTGGTTATACCTCTGGTTACAGTGATAACACACTGGAAACACTGGCTAACAAAGCTAAGTTCTGGAAGGTTAATACAGTTGTCTATGAATCTAACTTTGGTGATGGTATGTTTGGTAAACTTCTTGCTCCTATCTTTACCAGAATCTACCCATGTGCTTTGGAAGAAATCAGAAGTAAGGCACAGAAGGAACAACGTATTATAGACACCCTTGAACCTGTTATGATGAGACACAAGCTCATTATCAATAAAGGGGTAATCACTGCTGATTATAAGACGTATGAATCTAGTCCTAATTATTCTTTAATCTATCAAATGACACGGCTCACCAATGAAAGAGGGGCACTTGCTCATGATGATAGACTGGATGCTGTCACTATGGCTGTAGAGTTCTTTGCTAATTCTATGGATAGGGATTATCAAACAGGGATGGACGAACAACTGGATGAGTTACTTGAACAATGGGATGACCCAGACAGAGGTATCTTCTATATTCCAGAACTGAATCAGACAAACCCTAGACCTGTTGGAAGAGAGAACTATAGCAAGGTGAAACTGGCAATGTTAAAGGATCTAAATACAGCGGAGAAAGTTTCATATAAAAGACAACTCTAGTTTAGGAAAGACCTAAAGAAAACCTAATTGTGGCACATATATACAAAGTTCTAATTGTGGCACGTAGAAAGGGAGACTGAGGGAATCTATATTATATACATGTATCTCTTGTTTCTGTAACTTGGAACTCTATGAAATAAGAGATATATGTTTCCTACACTAGGTATAACATGTGAATCACTATGTGTGTAAACTATTAGAACTTTCAATGTGACACACCGAAGGTCTATATCCTTTATTACAGTATTGAGAATGAAAATAGGTGATTCTAAAGTGATTGATTTTAATGATGTAAATAAAAGAAATATCCTTATTGTTATTATTCTGATGATTTTCTTTATTGGAACAACAACAATGATTTACAATTATGGATATGATAAAGGGTATAAAGAAGGAACAACAAAAACAACTACAACTACAGATTCTTATACTTCACCCTCTTTGACTACTGAAATAACAGCAACAAGTAAAACCAATACGTCTGATCCAGATTTGATTCTAAATAATCACTATCATGCAGTCATAAATGGAACTGATATTCAGATTCCAGTCAAAGATAAGTATATTAAAGAATCATTAAAAGGCACACCTTCTTCTCCTCCATCCTCTACTACTTCCACTACCACCACTGCACATGTCAATCAAACGCTAGACCTCACACCCATCTTCAAAGACTACGAAAAGAAGCACAAGTGGGAAGTGGGGACTGGGATAGGAAGGGTGTCTAATGAATGGTACGTTCCGATTGAAGTACAAAGGAATTTTGGGTACAATAAAGGGGTGTCTTTTCAACTGAATGTTAAAGATAACAAAGTTGATGGATTTCAAGCAAGTTACAAGATTAGGTTTTAATTAGAAGAGGTAGTAGCCCGATAGTAGTATTATCCCTAGAAGATACAGTAAATACCGTATGTCTGCTAATAAGGACGATATTATGCAAAGAAGGAGAACTC